CTCCCAACTGTACTCCAGGAAGGTTAACAGCCTGGACAAAATAATTAACATTGGGTAATTTTTTGATACGAAAATCAAAACCTAGAGGTGATAGGAATTGTGGATTAGTTGGTTGTGTAGTTAAAGCTGCCATTTAAAATCCTATAAGACCCTTCTTTACTTGTGTATACTACATTAACCTGATTTATAGTAGCATCTATTTCTTCATGCCAAAAATTTAAAAACTTATGAACCCTTGGAAGTTCAGGCACGATGTCTCTACATTGCCAGACAAACTCTTGTAACAACCAATCATAGTCTGGCCGATAATAAAATATTTGAGTAGTAACAGTGCTCTTTATTATCATGAACTATTTATCGAAAAAAAAGAGGGGGCACAAGGCCCCCTCAGAGTATGTTATTCCTCAATTATTACTACATGAGGTTATTAATAGCTACCTTCCTGTAATACTCATTGGTATCAGCAGCCAGGGCACCAGTTGCCGCAAGGGCAGTAGTACCGCGAGCGAATGGATTCTCAACTACGCCGTAACGAGTCTTGAAGCCAATCTTGGGCTGGAAGGTGTTCTCACCAACCGCACGAACCATCTGTAGTGGAACGTATGGGCAGTAGAATAGACCAGCATCGAATGCACTTGAACCCTTATAACCAACAACCATAAAGTTGTCTCCGGCATATGGGTCTACATAAACTCTTATCCGACCATTAAGAACACCAGCAAAAGTACTGCCAGTATCATCAACAGCTAGGTTGTTAGAGTTAAGTGCGGGGGTGTAATCAAGAACACCAGCCATCTGTAGAGCAGATGCAACATCTGAACGACAAATAACCAGGTTACCTTTACCCCGACGAGTGCCACGGGCAATAGCGTTTGCTTCTCTCTCGATCGCAAACATAAGGCCCTTAAATTTCTCAACCATCCAACGACCGTTAGAGTCGGTGTCTAAGTCAAACTTACCAGCTGTAGTCGTACCTTCCTGAGCACCGACCTTAGCAATCGTACCAACTGTACGAATCAACTCACGGTTGATTTCAGCTAAGATTTCAGTGGAAAGGATATTGGCTAGCTCGGTCTCAGCATCCAAGCCATGAATGGCTTTAAGATCCTGTGCTAATTCCATCGTGTACTCAGCTTTCAAAGCGCGTGACAATGCTGTCACTGCAATCTTCTCAATGCTGAAGGCCATCTCTGGGATAGCATTAGCCGCGCCATCACCAAGACGCTCTGACTGAGTAGTAGTCATACCACTCATAAAGTTGTAGAGCTCTAGGTTAGACTTGGTAGAGTTCAAATAACCATCGGCAGGTGAATCACCCAGGTTCTGGGCTGCATCACCGATCGCGGTATTTGCATGGTCGTCTTTATCAACACTAAATGCAGTGTTGACTTCGTTGTAGAATGTCTCTGTGCTAGTCTGGTTGGTATAACGTGAACGCATCGCAAAGATCAAGCCGGTTGGGCCTGTCATTGGCTGTACGCCCATGATGTCATAAGCAACTAGATTTGGCATTGCACGACGAACCAGACTGATTAAGACTGGATCGTAAATATCAACAGAACCAGCAGAAGCAGTACTAGAAGAAGCACCCATCGCATTAGCGGGCGCGGCCTCCAATAAACTCTGTGGTGCAAACGCAGCTTGCTCGCGTAGAGCAATCTCCGTATTTTCTAAAAGGGCGGCCGTAACAACACGCTTGTGCGAATCTTGAATCTCTGGGAGATCCGGGTGCTCAAGAATGGGCTGCCATTTTCTTAGTAGCTCTTCATTTAACATGATTGACTCCCTCCTTGGGTCTTTCTATTATTTATTTACGAATAGTTCTTGAGATCGCTTGCGAATACGCAGCCATGGGACCAGTTTTTGGACCCTCTTGATCAACTTCAACAGGATCACTGTTCAGGTCCTCTGCGTTAGTCACGACTGATTTCTTCGTATTAAAGTAATGCTCTTTCAAGAGTTCAATTTTAGACATGTAGTCCTCATTGCTTTCATACTCTAAGCCTTCTGCAAGTTGGGATAGTTTGTCTTTTTGAGACAAAGTAAGACCAGTACAAGCCTGGGTGAACATGCGGAACCGCTCTAGTTCATCCTTCTCACCTTTAATTTCTATATTAGACTTGGTTACGTCTTCCAACTTTTCTTCAAGCTCTTTAGTTGCACCTGCCAACTCATCGACTAGGTCAACCTTTTCGTCTGGAACACTAAGATAGTTGTCCTCGAAAATTTGCTTAATGCCATTGATAAATGACTCAGCAATCTCAACCGTGAGCGCATTCTCGATCGCGACTTCGTTCGTATTCATCCACTCTTCAGCAACGTAGTCGAGATATTCATCGACACGGTCTGTGAGCTCAGTACGAAACTGTTCTTTTTGCTCTTCAAGCGTTTGCTTATATTGCTCTTCTATATGAGCAGCAGCTTCAATCAACTTAGCATTAATAGTTGCTTCGAAAATCGTGGCTGCCTTTTCGGCAAACTCTTCAGAAAGTTCCTCACCAGCAAAAATCTCTCCAACAGCTTCCTTAGCACCTTGTGCAGAAACCTTTGGAGCAGCTTGCTCTGGGGGCTTTCCTTCAGTATCCAGCTTATTTGCTGTCTTGTCGCCATGTGATTGAGGCTTAGAAGCCGGTAGATTATTCTTGCCATACTGGCCAGAACCTACTTCATCAGCAAGTTTCTGTAAAGTCGTCTTGCTCATGCCATTCATCTTGCCCATAACTTGGGAGATGAGACCAGCCTTGCTGGTTACGGTAGTAGGTACAGCCTTGTCACCAGCTGTCTTATCAGCCGCGCGAGTCCCTCCACCACCAGAAGGAGTTACTGGATCCGCAGTTGCGGCACCCTTAAAAGTATCTCCACCAGTAGCATCAGCTTGAAACTCATCGAGCTGCTCTCCGTCTTCCTGCTCCTCTTCATCACTGGCCTCTAGCAGATCGTCGTCTTCGACAACCTGTTCGATTTCTTTTTTAGCCATTTTCGGACTCCTCTAACCAGTTAGTTATTTAAATATTATTATAATTATTTATAAAAATATACCACTACAGGGTACGTAAAAACTTCTCGAACAATTGAACCTTACGCTGTTGAAGTTCTTTCACATTACGATCACCAACGGACTTAGTTTCATTGACAACATCCATAGTACGGAATGATCTTGAAGCCGGATCGTAAACCCATTCGACACCTTCCATCACACCATTAACAAAAGCTTCTGGCGCAGAAGGGTCCGCAACAATATCAGCTGCCGTTGACAACATGAAATCGTCTTGCACTTCCTGTACACCACCACGCTCCCTTAGCGTTCCCATACCTCTGGAACTAACACCAAGTTGTGCTCCTTCATCAATCAAATTCTTTACAATATTTCCGTATGGAGTATCTAAAATCTTTGCACGACCTGTAAAGTTAGTTCCTTGCGGCTCCAGCTTTTTGATCATATGCGACACTCTTTCAAGATTAATAGTAGGTCCTTGAGGATGTCCTAACTCACCATACGCTTTATTCTTTTGAATGTATTCTTTATTATAACGAGTTGCTTCTTTAGCAAGCACATGTGCGGGATACAATCTACCATTACGGTTCTTTATATCTCCCTGCATGAATACACCTTCAATGAAATAATTCTTCTTACCAGTCTCTTTGTCTTCTTCAAAAAGACATGTTACTGTATCGTTGAGTTCTGTAATTAACTTCATTGCGTTATCCTATTAGTACTCTGTGGTACTATAATTGGTGGTCTTCTGCAATTCTATAATTGCAGTGCTGTTAGCATCTGAAAATGTTACGTTGATCGCTTGGTCGTTATTTGCACTAAGTGAAATACCAGCGCCTTTTAAATCCCAATCGAAAGTTGTTTCGGAATCGCTTATAAACACAACAGTTGTGTTACGCTTTATTGACAACGTACCAGCACCAGTATAAAATATACGAGTAATGTCAGCAGCAGAAACTGTTTCTGCAGAACCACCAGTTGGTGTAGCTGCTAGATTAGCTAATGTTAAATTAACAACAGATGTTGCACCAGACTTATAAAGTACTACTACTTTACCTCCACCTGGAGCTAAAATATTTGATAAAATTTGTGATGCCATTTGTTATTCTCCTAACGAATCTGCAAATTCAATCATTTGCTCTAGCCCTTGCTCAGTGGTAAGTGCCAGCTCAAATTCCCTTACATTCTTCTCATTAAGAGAGCCATGTACATCAGCAAGCATGTTAGCAGTTTCTATATCAACCTCTGCTATATCACCATTTGCAAGCGTGTGATTATAATAC